GATCAGCCGAACTCCGCACCGTTTCCATCAGCAATAGTGATATTTAAACCGTAGAACCCCCAACAGTCCGAAATTAACCATTAACAAATTTACAATGAAAGACATTTCAACAAAATCTCTGGAAGGTATCGAAGCTATCTCAATAATCTGGGACAAAAATACTTCCCATATAGGAGTGTTAGGGCAGGTTATAGACAAGTTGGCCGCCGCTGGTTTTTCTACTCACGCAGAAATGATTGAGGAGTGGAAAAGCATTTTAGCGATTGAGGATTTAACCAATCAACAATGAAAGATTTAAGCATTCACCAAGCCAATTGTGAAGACGCTGTGAACCAGCGTTCAAAAGCGATAGACAATACCTAGGCCAAAGCTATCACCGCAGCGTAAGTCCCCCGTCCAAATTAAATTAACTTAATTATGAGCGTACATTTCTCCTCACTCCGGCTGGACTGGAAAACACCAAAAGCAGTTTATCAGGTACTAGACGCAGAGGTTGACCCCAAAAAATCACAAGAGTAAAATCAGGGTATGGCAAAGGAATGTATTATGTGCGGTAAAAGTCTGCTCGGCCATGATCATCTGGTCCAGTTCTGCAATAAGACCTGTGCAGTAAAAAAACGCCAGGAGCTTTTTCGTGAGATTGACGAAATTACCCACATACTCAATCACAATAAGCAATATTATGAGTTCGTTAAAACCGATATGCAAACCAAAAAAGGCAAGATCTAATACCCCTCTCTGGAACAAAGTTTCACGGGCATTACAGGATTACTATCGGGCAATGGGGCTGGAGTGTGAGGGAAGATCCAAAAGCTGCACCGGCAGGGCTGAGGTTATGCACCACTGTTTCAGTTTTAAGCGGTACCTAGAGTTGCGGCTAGAGGAAAAAAATTTAACGCCTTTATGTGGTCACTGTCACCACTCCGCCCACCAGGGAATTGAGGAAACCCGCATGAATTATGAAACTGCAATGGAGGTAAAATATGGACCCTTTTGGAAAGACGGTTTATCCCTGCAAGCTAGGGAGGCCCCGCACAGAACAAGATCTGAAGAACGGGACTGGCTACTGGAGAAACTACATTTTTATTTACAAAACACGTCAAACTAGATATAATTATTTCACTTAACCAACCAACATGATTAGTCAATTTGCTCTCATACAGTTAATCACTTTTCTAGACCGGCAGCCGCTTAACAAGTTCCCTACCATCCAGGCGTTCAACAGAATTAACAAAACAATTGCCGAGCTGAAATACAATCTGGGAGAATACTACACAAAATACGAGGAGTTGGAGACCAAGAAACTCTCTTTGGCTACGCCTTACATTCAAAAGGCTAACGATCTCCGGGCTACGCTTAAAGACAAGAAACTCGACGCCGCCCTATTAGATCTCCAAAAGCAGGCTGACGCTGACCAGGATCTGACCAACTCCGGTAAAGCCCTTAACGATTTCAAGATAGCCGAGGACGCTACACTGACCGAGGCCGAGATTACTGACAAACAAGCGGTTAAGGAACTATTCGACGCCCAGGCTCTGACGTGGGACGGTTGGTTAAATAAAGCTGTCGTCGCAGAACTCTCCTCTTTTTTGGAATAAACTGTAAAAACAATTAAAATCAGCTTATGGCTAACAAGCCCTATCAATTCCAACCAGGTCAGAGTGGAAACCCCAAGGGGCGGCCACCGGTTTTTAGTTTAACTGACATGATCCGTAGAAAACTGCAGGAGGTCCCCCCGGAATACGCCAAAGATAAAAAGAGTTATGCTGATCTTTTGGTGACCTCGGTGCTGCACAAGGGGATAGTTGAAAAGGACCACAGTTCCCAAAAGCTGATCCTGAACTATATTGACGGCCTACCTAAGCAGTCCCTGGACGTTACCAGCGAGGGGAAACCGATTAACATTATCCTGGACTAATGGTATAATGTGCACGGTATTACTTAAGCCATGTGCACGCTATGGGCGTAATCAAACTTACAATCAGGGAGTTTAGAAATGGTTTTTATAAATATGTTTTGGATATTTGTGAGGTAAGCAAGGACGGCAAGGTTATCGGCTATTGGACGCCGGATATTACCCAGCAGTTTCCCAATGTCCCGGCTTTCAATTATACTCCTGCAATCGGGTGTGCACGGTCAGAGCAAAGCCAAGAACCAATAGTAGAGGAAATAAAATGCGCTCAATGTAAGAATCCAGCCGTTTATGCCGGCTCCCATTTCGAGGACGGAGAGGAGCACAGAATATCACTCTGCCTTTCCCACCACACGTCCTACCCACACAAAAGAAACCTTAAAAAGATTAATGGTTAAAACCCCTCCCATAACTTCCCCAGACGATATACGTTTCTCTGATCTTTGTAGTTTCCAGCAAAAACAGTTGGAGGCTTTAAAAGCGGTCAAGACGCACACGTATACACTTTACGGTGGAAGTGCGGGAGGGGGCTGAGTAAATCATACTTTCTCCGTTGGCTTGCTGTCTACCTGGCACTTACACTGACAGCTAAATACGATGTTAGGGGTGTTAGGATTGGACTTTTTTGTGAAAATTACCCATCATTAAAAGACCGGCAAATTTCTAAAGTTATTTATGAATTCCCCCAATGGCTGGGACAAATGAATCTGTCAGAGCACGAGTTTAGAATTGATCCTAAATATGGGTCTGGCGTGATTGCCTTTCGTAACCTCGACGATCCAGCAAAGTTTTTGTCCAGTGAGTTCGCCGGAATTTTAGTGGATGAATTAACCCGCAATCCCAAGGCAACATTCGATTTTCTCAATATGAGGCGGCGCTGGCCTGGCATTCCGGCTAATGAAACGAAATTTGTTGGTGCAAGTAACCCCGGAGGTCCTGGCCATCATTTTGTCCGAAAACTCTGGATTGACCGCGATTTCAAGAATGAGCAGTACCAACCAAAAGATTTCGCGTTTGTACCAGCCCGTGTAGCAGACAATAAGTATCTGGACGCGGGATATGCTGAACAGTTGAAACAACTCCCTGAAAAGCTACGGAAAGCTTACTTGGACGGTTCATGGGATCAGTTTGCCGGGCAGTATTTTACGGAATGGGATCGGGAGAGGCATATTATTGCGCCGTTTGACTTACCACAGGGGTGGACCAGGATTAGGTGTCTGGACTATGGATACCAAAACCCTAGTGCCTGTCTATGGCTGGCTGTTGATTATGACGGCAGAATATTTGCCTACCGGGAATTCTACCAGGCTGGTTTTACCTATGAGCAATTGGCCCGTAAAATCGTAGAAATGACCCCAAAAGACGAAACTATTGATTGGACGGTGGCTGATACGTCTATGTTTGCTCGAACTTTGGATACGGGCAAGCCAGGAGAGGATATTATGGCTGACAATGGGGTGCCGATTACGCCGGCTAATAAGGAAAGGATTGCTGGGTGGAATTTAATGCGACAGTATTTAAAGAATGGAAAATTAATTTTCTTTTCAAATTGTACCAACTCAATCAACACGATCCCGTCCTTGGTTTATGACGAAAACGGTGTGAACCCGGAGGATCTAGCTAAGGGGCAGTTTGATCATCTAGCAGACGCTTGTAGATATGGATTAACCTCTTTACCTAATCTGCCAACGCGCCAAGTAGAAAGGGTTGTTAATCCCTACCTAGCTGATAAAGACAGCCCGTGGGGCGCGGATGATATAAGTTTGGGAGATATATACTCTTACCCCAAAAAACTAAAATGACCGAACAAGACGAGATATGGGCTAATTTTAGAACATTTTGTGAGGCCAATCCTTTTATGGTGTTTGAGACCCTGGAAATTAAACAAGGAGTTCCCCAGATCGGTGTGATTTGCAAAAGAATAACAGAGGTCACTCGAGCACGTGTGTCAATCAAATTTAGTGACCCCCGTAAGTAGTAAAGTTGCGCTAGTTCAAAAAGGGATTAGAATAGGAAAGGATTCAGTAGCAATAGGCACGGATCAGATTTAGTTAATAATCTGTCCAAAAGTGCCGTTAAACTCACTACCAACAGACAAAATAGAGGCCTGGAATCCAACTAAAGAGGACTCCGATCTTCTGCTGCGGTTGAACGAAAGAATCCAGTTCCTAAAGGATCAGAGGAAAAGAATTATGGCCAATCCTTATGACGTGGCCAAGGACGCCAGGAATATGGAGGAGACTTGGGACTTTTGTGATCATGTGGCTTTACCCCACAAATATTCCAATATTGAACTCAAGAAATGGCAGGCCAGAAACTCCCGACCACTGATTTACTCCAAGATTGACACGGCTCTCTCTATATTGTTTGAACGTAACCCTGAGGTAGAGTTGTCCGCCCGTCAGGACAAATACGAGGGCAAAACTGCCCTTTTAACGGCTTTATACAACCTGAGCTGGGATAAAGGCCACGGCCAGCAACAATTGATTAAATTTATACAAAACTGTGCCAAATACGGCACTGCAGTGGGTAGGGAGTACCACAGATTTGAAACCCAGGAGATTGACGAGGTAGTGGACTACGATCCTGTTAACAACAAGCATGTCTACGAGAAAAAGACTATAGCCAAACATGATGAGGCATATTTCGAGGTCTTACCGATCCGTGATTGTTGGTTTGACGACCGTGCTAAACCATACGACGAGGATTCAATTCGTGACTGGTGCTGGGAGCAGACCTATGATTATTCCACATTTTTAAACAAATTCGGGAAAATGCCGGGTGCTAAGTTTGTAGAACCAGGTTACGGCAAAAACAACCGCGATCCTATTGATAAAGCCGACACTGCTGACGACTCCCGCAAAGGGCCACAGGTCCGGCTTACTTTTTACGAAAACACCGAGGATAACGAGTTTATAATAACAGACAAGCACGTCATTATATATAAAGCCCCACTGATCAACTGCACGCTTTCCTGTGTGGTTGCAATGTGGAAAATGCGTAATGATTTCACTATTTATGGTGTCTCTCTACCTGAGATCCTGGAGAACGATCAGGAAATATTGGACAAGGTTGCCAATATGACCGTTAACCAGACTATGCTGGCAATATCTGCACCAGGGTTTTACGGTGGTGCCGGCACTGTTACGGAAAAGGACATGCAGCTGGAACCCAAGCTCAAAAAACTCCGGGACGCTGAAAAGATAGTATTTGCTAAGATACCCGGACCTGATCAGACCGCGTTTAGCATGATGGAGGATATACGGAACGAGGCTGACGAAATGTCAGGAATTACTAAATCTCTTGGAGGCGAACAAATCGGCAATACCCTCGGCGAAGCAGTCTTAAATCGCGAGGCCGGTCTGCGGAGATTAGCTCTCCCTCTCAAAAATGTAGAGTTCGCCCTTGAGAGACATGCCCGCCTTAGAATTGATAATTTACAAAGAATTTACTCACGTCCCCAGGAGGCCACTATTATAAGAGACACCCTGGGTACGATCCTAGACCAGAAACTCTGGGATGAATATCAGGCCGGTCTAGCACAGCTGGGCCCTGACAATCTGGATCAGATCCAAAAGTTTCCGTCTGATCCTGTTACGGGTGTGGTTTTCCGCAATCAGTTCAAGACCGAGAGACTGCCACTACAAAAAGACACCCAGGGTGCGGTACAGTATTCCGATCAGGATAAGCTCATGGAAATTACCCCAGAGGAAATCAGGGGAGAATATGACGTTAAGGTACGTGCTATGAGCATGATACCGCTTTCCAAAACTCTAGAGGCACAGAAAGCCCTGGAGACTTTCAATATAGTAGCACAAAACCCATACACAGACCTTTATAAAGCCACCTCCCGCCTGCTTAAAAAGAGAGACGAGAAACCCGACGACTGGTTGCAAAGCAAAGATCAGATCATTCAACAGCAACAGGCAGCCATGCAAGCACCTCCAACCGGAACCCCTGTTCCTCCTGGTCAGCAACCCACGACTCCTGAGGTTCCACAGGGACAAATGCCAGAGTCAGGGAGCCAAAGCACAACCCCACCCACAATCCTGCCTCCCAACCAAATGACCTCAACTGGAGGTGCCGGCTACACCGGTAATCTTATCAGTCCTATTACCCAATTATGAATAAAGACACTAAGAAAGCCGTGAAACAGCTCCTGCAGTCTGGTGCACTCTCGCTCCTGGAGGAGGTGGTAACCGAGATTAAGGCCACTATTACGCCACCTAAGTTCGTCGGGAATACCGACCTACTGACCTACGAGACGGGAGAGTACAACGGTGTGATTAAGGCCTATGATCTGCTTTTTGAAAACTTAACCGAAATAGCCACGGATGTATAACCTGAAATCATTAGACGGCAGCGAGAACATGACAGTTACCAGGGCAAACAACGACTCTCTGGACCTGCAGATTGGTAGTCAGAGATGCCGAGTGCTAACTGAGGATTTGGCAGCACTGATACGCCAGGAGTTGCCAAAAGACCGGGCTAAGGATTTGTTTAGTGAAATTGAGACTGAGACGGTGCAGCAGGGCAAGGTACGGGTGGCAGTGGAGGCTAAGAAAGACATCCGAAAAGGCGACTCGGTTGTTTTTACGCTGGATGTTACTAAAACGATGGGCAGCAATGGTGCGCCGGCAGGACTAAGGGTAGCAAAAGCATCTGGACTTTTATATTAATTAACCAAAAAAGTATGGCGTTCAACTCAGTACAAGCACAGTTTAAAAAACTCCGGCCAGGGGCATTTGTCCCTGCAAAACCCGTTTCACACTATAAGAAAAGAGGTATTGCAGCAACAGGTGATCAGAGTTTTGAAAGATTTGCCACCCCCCAAGAGGTAATGGTTGGCGGCCTAAAAGGCTTAGCAAAAAAGTTGAAGAAGTAATTTTTATCCCTTAACTCCCCCAAAAAAATGGACAACGAGTTACAAAAAGCACCCGCTTGCTCAATATGCGGAAAAGAATTTAAGAATAAGGCAGGAGTAAGTCTCCACACTCTGCGTTCCCACCCTGCTCCCAAGCAGCCAGAACCAGAGGTGAAACAGTTTACCCCTATGGATCAGACGGCACACACCCCGGAACCCAAACCGGAGTACGATATAAACAAATACAAGCAACTCCCGGTATCAATAATTGACCACCTAAAAATCACTTTTGGAAACTGGCTCAACTATTTTGAAATCGGGCAGGAGTGGAAAGAGGATTTTGGAGGGTATGGACTATATATAAAGGTTCCCCGGCAATTTTCCACAGAATGGAAAGAGGTCGAGGCACCCAGATACGACAACGCCACAATGAAAATGGTGGGTACTGATAAAAAGGCAATAGAGGATATACGTTGGAAACCTCTAAAGGATATGGCTGACGCTAAAAAATGGATTGATCTGGTCAAGAAACACATAATTGACCACGCTTTCCAGAAAGGCCTGCAACTTCCTTCAACGAATGTAGGATATGACGAGCACAAACTCACCAAGGATCAGTATGAATCATTAATTGCTGGCGCAAAGCAGCCCGTTTAAACGGCAACCTGTAACATTATTTTAAAAACTATGGAAGATACAACACAACCCGTCCCTACCCCAGTGGTAGAAAACACGGAACAACCGGAAACAACAGATCAGCCCGAACAGGTTAAAGAACCTGAGAGTAACCTGGTCACAATCCCTGCTGAACGCTTGCAGGACTACAAACGCAAGATTAATGGTTCACGCGAGGAAGCAATGCGTCTCAAGGACAAAGCTGAGAAACTTGAGGCGGAACTGGCAGCGGCAAAGACCGTGAAATACCCGGAGTCAGACGTAGAACAACTTAGGATTCTGGCTCGGCAGGCAGGTATTCCCCTAAAGGAGGATATGGAGCAGTACCAACGAAACTCATACGAAGAGGAGAAACAGACGGCAGTATTAAGCTTTCTGGAAAAACACCCCGAGTATGCACAGATGGGAGACGCTCAATCCGATGAAATGTGGGAAACCCTAGAGTCAGAGGTCAAGAACTATGTTAACCCACCACGGGGCAAGGACTATTTACAGCTTATGGAAAAGGCTCACAGAGTCATCCATTACAACCCGGAAATAGAACGAGAACGTGGAAAAGCACTGGGAATGGCACAGGCAAAGATCCAAGAGTCCACTACAATAGGTGGTGGATCAGGAAGGCAGAGTGTTCCAGTCAGGAAAGGATCTCAGCAGAAATCGGCCATTATGGACGGCTTCGCGGCTGTCCGGCCACAAGCTTTTAATTCTTAATTTAATCAACAATGTCTTTTAAGTGCGTAGCGGGGGACAGCACCTCGATTCCAATGTACTGCGGAACATCAAGTTCTGTGGTAGCAGGTGATGTGGTAGTGTTTGATGTCTCCACGGGAGCGGCCGTCTCCCCAGTGATTCCGGCAACAGCAGCTCTCTTATCAGTAAACCTAGCGGGCGTGGCAATTAACACACCTGCTGCAACTGATCTGTGGGTAAATGTGATCCCTAATAGCGGCCAGCTCTTTGAGTATGACTGCACAAGCACCCCAACTACTGCAATGTTAGGTAAGCAAAACGACCTTACTTCAGCGGGGACGGTGGCCAACTCCACAACTATTTCTATCGCCGCAACCGGTTTTGTAAAAAACGTTGCTGTTGTAGATGCCACAAATAAGAAAATGCGTGGTTTTCTGTTAGGCGTCAATCTCCCGAAAGCTCTCTCCTAATATTAATTAACCCAACCTAAAAAATGACAGTTACAGTTCCCGCAACAGTTGGAGATTTTGCAGATTTGGTTGATGAATCTATACAAAAGATCTTCGTCAAACGAAACGAACTCCAGCCTAATATTGAAAAATATTACAACGTACAAGATACTACCAGTTATTATAGTAAGGACTCCTCTGTACTCGGCCCAGCCAAGGCTAAATTTATTGGCGACAATGCAAGCGTGCTTTATGATGCGCCTTTACAGGGTTTTGATAAAACGTACACGCAAATTAAGTATGGTGATGGAATCAAAATTTCTGATCATCTATGGAAATTCGGTATTGAGTTTCGCAAAATTACCAACCTGGTAGAAACTCTCAATGATTCCATGCGCGAGAAATGTGAAGATGATGGTGCAGATATGCTGAATAACGGTTTCTCTGCATCATATACCGATGGTGACGGCCAGACAGTTAATACTGCTGGTGCTGATACTGTCGCATATTTCTCAGCTGCGCACACTCGTGAAGACGGTAAATATGTTCTGCCGTCACGCCTTATACCTTGCAATGCGTAAAGGGCGATAGTCACGAAAATTGATCTTTGACAATTTGTTCCACGATAAATCTTCTCTAATTAATGGGGAAAATCTTACGGTTTGCTTTTTATAAGAATATATGTTATAATAGCAACCAAGATAACCCTCTACAAGTAAAATGAAGAAAGGCGCGGTATTCACAATTGAGCATCGGAGGAAGTTGAGTCTGGTAGCAAAGCGCGCAGGCCGAAGACCTCCACCCAGGACTGGATGTGTTCCATGGAATAAGGGCATCCAGGGGGTGCAGGTAGCATGGAATAAGGGGAGGCCGATGGCAAAAGCCTCAAGGGAAAAATTAAGGGCATCGGTCAACAGGCTTTATAGGGAAAAGCCAGAGGTCATCCAGAAAATCAGCGCATCGGTTAAGAAACTCTGGCGAGATCCGGTATACAGGGCAAAATGCGAGAATGCTCAGAAGGGTGAAAAGGCTCGGCTTTGGAAAGGTGGTATAGCGAATGAACCTTATGATAAGGTCTTTACCAGAGAATACAGAGAACTAATAAGGAAGCGGGATAACTTCACCTGCCAATTATGTGGGTTACCCGGTACATCAATTCACCACATAGACTACAACAAGAAACATTCTGATCCGAGAAACCTGATAACATTATGCTTCAGGTGCCACTCTAAAACAAATCACAATCGGCCTTACTGGCAAAAACATTTTACAGTAGCAGAGACTAACTGAGAAGACACCCCGCAAGAGGGTGATGTGATAGTCCGACCTGCATGGAAACATGCAGAGGTAGATAGAAATAATCTACCCCGCCTTTCATAAGGCGAGCAACAATCTGGGAACGGCGTGGAACAACAAGGTTTACGATGGCCAGACTTATTCGATGGACTTTGAGTATGACGCCCTAAAAGCTTTACGCCGCACAGCAGGTTTAGTCCTGACTGGTCGTGGACAGCAAATGGGAGTTATGCCAGATACCTTGATCTGCAAATACGGTTCATCCGTTCACAGCAGATATGAAGAAATCCAGGCTGCGATCACCAAAAAGATGATTCCTGGTGGTAATGAGAATGATGGCTCTGCTTTAGTAGGTCTGCCAACACTTATCACCCTAAAACATCTGGATAATGATGCCTATTGGTTTGCATTTGATTCGGGTCTAAAATCTGACCGTTATGGTCTGCAATGGCTCTGGTCAAAGAGACCCAGTCTGGATGACCCGGAAATTGAATATGACAGTGATCTGTACAAACGGAAGGCTACTATGTTTTACAGCCGTGGTGCTTCAGACATGAGAAATTTCTTCGGTTCTACGGGGGCAAACAGTTAATTATTAATCAGTTTTGAGTGGGGGACATTGCTAAGGAAAAATCCGACCCTATCCCCCTCAAGACTTAACCCAAAAAACTTATGGCAATTAAAAACGGTTTTAGGGCCAACTCAGAAAACAGTGTTTATCTTTCTGGTAAATCCAAATATGGAGCCGGATCGTTCCTGTTTTTTGATATTCAGGCCACAACCGACCCACTGGATGCCGCATCAACATACGGCCTCTTTGTGGATTCAAGCTCCCGCTTGAGCTACTGGAATGGTACTACAACGGTGCGTCTGACCGGTGGTGGTAGCGGCAACACTCCCACGTGGGAGGACATTTATGGAGTGGATTCGACTTTTGCACTCACGACGGCAACCTGGACAATTACACAGTCTGCCGCTGCTGCATTGCTTTCCTTAACCAAGACAAACGTAGGAGCTGGTGCGGTGCTGGTTCTCTCAAACTCAGGCTCTGGAAACGACATTACAGGTCCCGCATGGTCAATTATATCTACCGGATCGGTAGGTATTCTTGAACTCACCTCTGGTGGTACAATCAACGCCTCTGGTGGTGCGCTCACAATAGGGGCTTCAGGGACCACAACCACAACCGCAGGTGCTTTAACAGTAGCTGCTGGTAACTTCCTGATCACGTCCGGTAATGCCACTTTGACCTCAGGAAATCTGGTACTTACCTCTGGTAACGCTACGGTCACCTCAGGAACGTTCGCGGTATCTGCAGGTGCTTCAACACTGACCTCTGCTGCAAATGCGTCAACACTAACGGTGACGAACAACACGGCAACCACTATAGGTGTATCAACCTCGACAGGTGTGGTGAATTTAGTTTCTACCTCGCTTACTACAGGTGCACTCTTAAACCTTCAGGTTACAGAAGCCACGTTAAATGGAGGGTTTTATCTCCGGTGCTGGGACGCTACAGCCGGTGCCTCCAATTTCTCGGTAGGTGAGGACGGTGTCGTAACAATCCTTGGTATATCTGGTGGAGGTGCAAACTCTCTGGTACTTACCCAGGGTGATATAGTCTCTAGTGACGGCTCCCTTGCCCTCACAGACGCTGATAATGCTGCTTCGTTCACGGTTACCAACAACACTGCTACCTCCGCCTCTGTGGTGGTATTAGCAGGATCTGGAACCTATACAGGCAACACAACCTCGTCATTCATGACCGTGACTCCTTCGGGACTCACAACTGGTACGGCAGTATATATGCCTCTTGCGGTGCTTACACAGGGCAAAGGTATCCATATAACCTCCGGTGCTACAAAGACTACAGGTAGTCTGTTATATGTAGAGAATACAGGAGCAAACAGCGCAGTCACCTCTGGCTCTTTGGCTACCTTTACGTCTACCGGGACAGCAATTACCGGTACGGTGAATAAGATTGGTGCCACTGTAAATATTGCTTCCTCAAGGACAGTAACCACTGGCACGGTAGCAGACGACTTTGATCTGCTCTCTCTGATCAAGACCTCAGTAATCAACGGCGGGGGCTCGTTCTCTAAAGCAGGCTCGGTCCTGTATGTAGAAAACGTAACCACCAATACCTCCGGGACTATTACTGATACCACAAACGGTATTGAAATAGTTATGGACGTGGACGGTACAGGTGACGGTATAAGCCTGACCCACAACGCAGTAGCTGGTAAGGCACTGAATATCACCTCTGCTGGAACAACGGCTGCAGGTGTAATTCTTGCCACTGCTAACGCTCTAACGTCAGGACAAATCGTCAAGATTGCTTCCTCTGCCACTGCTATCACAGGCAATGGTAGAATGTTCCTATCCTCTCATTCGGGAGCCACAGGAACGTCAGCAATATTGAATGAATTTGCTTCTGCAGCAAACGACGAAACCGTGGTCTGTAAAGTCACCGCCTCTGCCGCTCTGGCTGCAGGTGTAGCTTTCCAGGTCTCAGGTGTTGCGGTCACTACAGGTACGCTCTTGGACGTCAGTGACGGCAACGCCCTCACAACCGGCTATCTGGCCAAGTTTGCAAGCAATTCTGCTGATACGGGTACCAGATCCACAGTTTACGTGCTACAGGACCATGCCTCGGCTTCCGGTGCTACAGCTCTGGAAATTAAGCAGGACGGCGCTTTAGCTGCAATCAAGGTAACAGCAGCTGCCAATACCACTCACTTCTATAAGATTGCTACCATGAATGGCGTAACTCTCTGGATGAGTGACGCAACCGATCCTAACGGCGCCTTAACAGCCACGGCTGGAGACGTATGTTTCAATGGTGCGACAAACAAACCCGCCTATTGTACAGGGACGAGTGTTTGGATCAATTTCGTTTAGTATAAAGAATTTACATTCAGCCCCTTCGGGGGCTGGTGCAAGCACTTTAAACCCACTTTAACCAACAAAACATGATAGGAAATTATACCCAGGTACCGACCCTTTACGAAAATGCGGAGTTCACTTTAGGAGCACAGACTAACTACAATGCCGCCTTACAAGCGTTATTTGTGACCTGCCCTAATCCAAAGTACGTCTCAATTCGGACTGATACCTCAATGACCGTGAGGTTCAATTCTGCGACGGCTCCTGCTATTACCGTGGCCGCAAACACTGTCTTGGAACTCTACTTTCAATGCAAGGCTATATACATAACCACGTCAGGGAGCACAGCAATTAAAATTTTATTACTCTCATAATGTTTAAAGACACACCCCCAATCACCGCAGACGAGGCCCGGCAGGAACTCAATGCCCTGGCAGAACTGATAGAAACCAAGCAGATTGAACTTAAAAGCTTGGAAACTACCATTGAAAGCCAAAAGATTGCCCTAGAGGAAAATGAGAAAAGCCTCGTGGGTAAATATATGGCCCGTGAAACCCAGATCCTGATAGACGAGGAAAAGGTCAGGGTCCACAAGAACGAGCAGTTCCTGTTCGACGAGTCTATCAGTAAGCGTGAGGCCGAACTCTCACTAAGGGAACAGAAATACCAGGCTGATAGTCAGGCCAATGATTACCTCTCTGAGAGTCTTAAAAACGACACCCTTAAACTCAACACCATGCAGGCTGACCTCAAGACCAATCAGACTAAATGTGCCGCACTGGAGGAGCTTTTAAATGGTAGGAAAGTCCAACAGGACGAGAAAGACCGCGCCGATTCGGAGGCTTTTGCAAAACTTGAGACCAGATCCAATGAGCTGGTAGAAAAGTCTAAAGAATTAGAAACCCAGAAAAACGCCCTAGAAGATCAGAAGCTAGTTCTGGAGGCCTGGGAGGTTGAAATGAAACGCCAACAGACAAATATAGAGACTATGCGGCAATCATTAGACCTCCAGCTGGCAGATTATAAGAAAGAAAAAGAGTGGATGCTGACAGCCGGGATCAATATCAAACAGCAGGAGGCGGAATTTGAAAAGACCAAGGAGGACGTCCAGCAGAAACAGAAAAACCTTGAGGCACAGGAAAAGGAACTGGCAGTAAAAGAGGCGGAACTCCGAAACTGGGAGAAAGACCTGACGATTAGAAACTCCGTAACAAACTAAAACTATGGGACTATGGGATCAGGTAGTAAAAATCATGGGACCGACAGGATCGGTAGCTACCGTTACAGGGGGTAAGCTTGACGTAAACGCCACGGTTGCCATGGGTGCAGACGCTACAGTGGATTTAAATAAAGTAAAAGGAACCGCAACCTCAGTGAATAACGGGACAGCAGATGCCGGGTGTCAGAGGGTCGCGGTTGCAAGTGATAATTCGGAAATACCGAATAAAACAGCTAATGGCTCTAATATTGTAGAGGGTGCTCTAGCAGATGCCACTGTGGCAGCGGGAGCAACAGGTAGCATATCGGCTAAACTCAGGCGTCTTACAACTGATTTAGATGCACTTAAAACCGCAAATCACACCGATCTGACAGCAGCAACACCCGCCGGAACTAATACAATAGGTGTAACAATCTCTCCTAGTCAGCTGGGAATAGTGTGTAATGGTACAACCCCGTTGACCGTATCTCAGGTTCTGGCAAATGTGGCAGCTTCACAGACTGATTCCAGTTTGGTAGCAGCTAACGGTTCAAAAGTGATATATGTTCTTGCTGTGGCTATGGTAACGGGATTGACACAGACTAACGTAACTTTCAATACAAAACCGGCGGGTGCTGGAACGGCAATCTCACCTTTATTTGCCAATGCAATCTCAGGTGGTGCAGTTTTACCTTTTAACCCTGGTGTCTGGTTTAAAACTAACGCCGGAGATGGTTTAACAGTCACCACGGGTGCGGGTGCAACGACAGGTATTTTAATAAATTATGTGCAAGTATAAATGGCATACAAAGGAGCAACAGCAACAGGAAACTTCACAACAGCGGGAACGTGGCATCGGGGTAGCGCCACTATGGTTAAAGTGGACGGAGCCACCTCTACCGCCGTTACGACTTCTAATCTTGATTCTGCTCCCTATACTACGATGACAGATGAGGTGGACGGGGTTTATTTAAACATGTCGCGACAGGCGGGAACCACGGGAACACTCACAGTGATACTATATAATTTCACTGATTCCACTGCCGTCAAAACTGTAACCGTTAACCAAGCGGATTTGCCCGCAATGGGAAACACAGCAGTTTCCCCTGGCTCATGGCCGTTCTTTGAGTTTGATGCCCCTGTTACTTTAAATGTTTTAAAAAGCTATAAAATCAGGCTCACGGCCTCGACTACTACACAGTGTTATTTTTATGCGGGTGCCTCCAATGACTGGAATTTAATCCTACGGACGACTACAGCCTCAGCTGCGGCTGCAACTGATAGACTGCTCATTTCAAAAAGACTCACGGGAGCAGGAGTTGGTACAGCAGTTACCGTAACAATGAACAACGCAGATACTACTTCTTTTGGCCCATGTGATATAACACAAGCGGAACTAGCACATGCTACGGGAGCAAATACACAGTTTAGATTGGCGGGAAATTGTTTAGTCTGGGCGGGAGGAACTTATACACAGGTACAAACAAATGCGGCTAGAACCGCTATTCTTGAGTTTGATAATGCTTCTGCTGGGCAATATGGGTTGAAAGGCCATATCGGTTCAACCATTACGATCACTGGAGCAAATAAAGTAAAATCATGGTCGCTTCTAGCTGCTGATGCGGCTCCTAGTGCCACCTCTCTTACTATTGCAGACTCAGTGGGGTCAGCTTGGGCAAACGGTGATGTTTGTGTGTTGACCTCTACAACTTTAACGGCAGCAGATGTGGAAACAAAAGCACTGTCGGCAGCCGGCTCTGGGACAACACTCACTATTGCGGCTATTACTAATGCTCATGGTGGCAACGCAACTACAATGGTGCAGGGTGAAGTCGGTAATCTCACGAGAAATGTAAAGGTTAGGGCGGTTACAGCAGCTAACACTTTTTACTTCTATGCGGCAACTACGGCTACGGCTAGTCTTACATGGGTAGAGATGATTGATATATATCATAGCACATATCAAGGCCTATATTTTGATACCACAACTGGTACGGCACTTGTAGAAAATTGTGCCATCTATAATTCTGGGACTCCCGTGGCAAATTCCGTTGGCGTTTATTTAGCAGGTAATACGGGACGGTGTACAATAAATCAAAATGTCATCTATAACACGGATTTATATCAGATAAGGCAAACTGCTACTACGCTTACTACCAATGTAATTAGCAATAATCTGTGTGCAAAAGTTACGTCTGCGGGTTCAGGTATTGATAATATTTTCCTGCAAGATGTCGGCATCACCGTAACGGGTAATTATTGTTCTAGTGGATCTTCAAATGGAGATGGGGCTTTAATCGGGCTGAAAGAGGCAGCCGCTATTGGTACTTTTTCTGGCAATGTCGTCCATTCAGCAGGAGGAGGCTTTGGTTTTGGTTCAAACACATCAGGCTCTTTCCCTTCAAGTGGGACTGTTTTGAATTGTAGGTCATGGCGCAATGGCTATGGAGTCTACCCCCCTCCTTCAAATGCTGTAGTAGAGAGAGATTTACTTATTTCTGGTCTTACAGCTTTTGGAAATTTGTCTGCGGGTGTCTGGGCAGGGAATTTTAATGTTATGTCAGCAGGAACTATCACCTTCAACGCTTGTACTTTTGATGCTGGCACAACTCTAACCCAACCAATAGGCGTTTCTGTCTCAGGAAGTGTTTGGGAAAAGTTAAAATTTATAGATTGTAATTTGGGTGTTAATCAGGCACATGCGACTGCAGATATAGCTGTTGCTTCAGGCTCTTCTGCTAATATACAAATGTATAATACGGTTCTGGCATCAACAGAGGTTTCAGGTCAGGCAAATCTTCATACTAATCACAGTATCAAGTCCTCTAAGCATGATGGCGCTGCCAGTAACTATAGGGCTTGGTATAAATACGGAACGATTTTACGGAATACCACTGAGTTCAACACCGCTACACCATCAATGGAGATGCAACCAAATAACGCCTCTAACCGACTGGAGTCCGAACCATTTTATGTGAACTGCAAAAATACCGAGGCTCCAACCGTGAGCGTGTATATCAAAAAGAACGCTGCCTATGCTGGAAGCCAGCCAAGACTAGTATGTAAAGCTAATCCGTCAGCAGGTGCAGCGTATGCTTCAGACCAAGTGGTAGCGACTTATGCCTCGGCGGTAGGAAGTTGGAACCAGATTAGCGGGTCTTTGGGTGCGGTAACGGGGAATATTACTCTGAAGTTTGTAGTGGATTGCGACTCTGGGTCATCCATCTACTGTGACGATTTTTCCGCATCAGTTGTATAATATTTTTATGGAATATCAAAGAAAGAAAATTAAGGGGTTTGATGGATATGAGATTGACACTCATGGAGTGGTTTATTCCTGTCGTCAGCAGCAGATCACAAGAGACAAAGGAGGAAAAATCATAAAAGTAATGGTATGTGAGTCGCAAGACTGGGAAATTATCCCTCAGCGTGTGAGTAAAAAGGGGAAAGGATATTTGTCTGTGCGCCTGGGGATTAGCGGAAAAAGGGTCTCAAGGGGTGTCCACAGATTATTAGCAGCGGCTTTCTTGGACAATCCCGCAGGGCGATCCATGGTCTGCCACAGGGACGGGAACAGGTTTAACAATTCTCTGGGGAACCTTTATTGGGGGACAGCACAGAGCAACTCACTTGATGCAATCAGACACGGGACTCATCAAGGGTTTAAAAACAGAGGTGAAAAAAGTCATTTCACAAAACTAACACCAGGTAAGGTTTTGTTTATTAAGCGGGCTTGTTCAATTGGAGTCAGGCAGTGGTTAATAGCAAAGACGGTAGGGGTTTCAAATCCCACAATCAGTGACATTAAAAACGGTAAAAGTTGGAAACACATAACGTTAGAAAACAATGGCTGCGCCATCTGACAGTTCGGGTATGTTATTTGATTTTGAAGGCACTTGTGCGGGGGCGGTCTTCACAATCAATGACTCTGGGACTATGCTTATGGATTCTGAAGGAAGTCCGAGTGGGTGGATTGGGTCTTCATCAGCAGGAGTTACCGTCAGTCCGAAACGTACTCTTCTTGGGATCGGAGCGTGATATAATTAAATCATTAAAAACATTATGGAAGAAATACTGAAAATCATATTGGATTACGGATTAACAGGTGGCTGTTTGGTTACTATGTCCTGGGTGATCGTACAGCAGATGACCCTTTTAAATAAGATCGAGGAACGCATGAGCCGCCAGGAGGAAATCCAACGACAGACCCTAGAGGAAATCCGTGACGTAAAGGACATGAGAGCGGAAATGCTCACCGCAGTCGAATATTGCAAAAGTAAGAATTTAAATAAATAAACATGCCTTTTAAAAGTAAATCACAGGCCAGAGCAATGTTTGCAGGTCTTTTCGGAAAGAAAATGCAAAAAGCGGCCCCAGAGTGGGCAGCGGCAACCAAAAGTATCAAAAAGTTACCTAATCATGTTAAATCTAAAAAAAGATGACAGTTGACTGGACAACAGATAGAAATGTGTCGGCGCTGGAAAAATTGATTCCTGTCGCCCATGCTGCCTATGCTGGGCCTAAAGCTTTAGGATTTCCCAATGCAAAAAAAGAGGGGAAAACTTTTAACGCTCCTCAAGACACGATTCCTAGGTTTGAGATTGATGATAGTCAGGCGACTTTGATTAAACCTGTCGACGAGGTCGCAAAGTTAATTAACGCAAAAAAACCGGTTATACTGGGTGATATTTTAAAACATGACGAACTGTACCGTAATTATCCAGAATTCCAGAAAGTACAAGTGCAGGTATTGCCAAACAATGCAGTCCCGGGATTTAAAGGTGGTGTTGTTAACGCTCAAGCCACTCCGACAAATATAATTCAACTCGGACAGGGGTCTCTAGTAGGTGGCGAACCGCTAAGAACAAACCTAATCCATGAAATACAGCATTTAATCCAGCGAAAAGAGGGAATGACTTACCAGACCAGTCCAACACAGCCATATATGTCAAAACCGGGAGAGGTAGAGGCAAGGGAAGTGGCAGGTCGGATCAACTATTCCCCGTCCCAGAGAATTAAGACGCCACCGACACGTACACTTTCAAACGTAATTAAATTTAAACCATGACAGCACAGACCCTCTCAATACAATCAGCTAAGAACGACTTTCTACAGATCGGTTTACCCAATCTTGACAGTGCTCCATTGACCTACTTAACAGAATCTGTAGCAGCAGCAGGGGTTACACTCACGGTCAAAGATAACACTATCTTTGCCCAGAACAAATATGTGATCATAGGCACTGTTGGAGGTCAGCAGACAGAGATTAAACGCATTACTGCCGCCGTGACTGCCGGTACCTCACTGACCGTGGCAGCCTGTACTTTTGCCCACCCGGTTGGAACACCCATAACACAAGTAATTTATGACCAGGTTGAGATCTACGGGTCTGCAAGCGCTGCTGATGCTGCTCCTACTCTTATTGGAACTGCCGTTAATATGGATGTTGCTAGAGGTTTTACCGAGATAAAAGCCGGCACCACTTACGCTTATTACTACTGCAGGGCCAAAGACTCCAACGGAGGTACTTACTCCTCTTATTCCGACTCCGTATTGGCTACAGGGTTGACAAATAGGGCAAGAGGTGAGATTAAGAAAGAGTACCTGAGTGCATACAATAACAAAATTGACGATCTAATCACCGATGACTGGCTCAACAGAACAATTAACCGTTGGCAGAGGGAACTTTCCAAAAGACGCAAACAATGGTCTAACCTCCGGGCAATCACTAACCTCGAATCAGCCACGGACGTCCAGGCGTACGCCCTACCGACTGACATACAAGACTCGAACTCTACTGATGCAATTGTATCGGTAAAGTTTTCCAATCAGGCACCAATGACCTATCTGGATCAGACCTCATTTATGCAGATGACTCAGGACTACGTAGGTAGCGTTTTGCAGTCTTCTGTTGGTCTTGCCGATATAACTGTCGTTCTAATTGATTCCAGCGATTTTAGCGCATCTGGATCGATCCACGTTGAGGGTGACACTATCGCTTATACAGGGAACACCAAATCAACGGGGACTCTCACAGGAGTTACTGGTATCTCAGCTACGCATGCGGCCGGCAAGGAGGTCTGGGAGACTTATACCTCCGGGACACCGAACTACTACACCGTGGACGCGGGGTATTTGAAAGCCTTTCCAGTCCCTAACAGCGCGGAGACAGCAAAGAATATCATTTTAGAATACTGGGCTAAATATACCGATCTTGTGCAGGACTCCGACGAGACCTCGTTTAACTATCCTGAAAATTGTTTAGGCTACATGTTTTGGCAAGAGTCGATTCGCAGACGATTGCCAATGGAGGATCAAATAGCCAGGAAACGTGAATGGCAGGAGGACCTGGAAAATATGGTCGCAAATGATCCCCAGTTCAAAGACTGCAGGATTGTGCCTACACAAGCCGAAATTTACACTAACCCATACTAAGCAACACCTTATGGATTTATTGCAACTATCAGACGGACTAGTGACTGACGTAAGCCAGTTCTTAATGAAAGACGGTGCTTTGGCTATTTCTATTAATGTGCATGGTGACACCGTGGGAGATCTGACCGGGCGTACCGGTTACTCTGTGTTAGGTACGGCGGGAGGGGCGGCAGTCTATGGTCTTAAATCCTATGGTGATATTACGGGAGGAACGGTCAGACTCTTTAGGGCCGTAAATGGCGATATTTCCTATTGGACAGGGGCAGCCTGGACTACAGTTACCACCTATACCCCCGTGACAGCACAGATTAGCATGACTGTTTTTGTAGATCAGCTGTTTGTGGTAGGAGCTACCACTGCCGGGAATTTTATTACACCAATCAATATAGACGGGGTCACGGCCTCTACGTCCACCAACTTAACCAGCGCACCCTCAGCAAAGTTCTGTGAGGAGTTTATGGATCAGATTTACTTTGCCAATTGTTTAGTTGGTGCCACACGTTACCCCTCAAGACTCTACAGATCGTCAATACCCGACATTACGGGGGCTGCAATCACCTGGCCCAGCACCAACTGGGATCAAATTTCCACTAATAACGGTGAGGAGATTACGGGTTTACACAAGAACCGCGCACTCCAACAGCTTTTAATCTTTAAAGACTCCTCGTTTCACTCATGGGACGGTACCAGGATCAAAGACGTGGGGAGTGTGGGTACCAGCAATTTCAGATCGGTGGTGACAATCAATTTTACTACCTATTTCTATTCTGCCAGGGACGGTGTCTACGGCTACTCAGGGGTTGATCCCAAACTACTTTCCAGAGGCATAGACAAGTGGGTTAAGGGAATTGTAGATCCCACAAAAGCGCACGCTGTAGGAGAGGCCGGCAGGATTTACAAACTTTACGTCGGAGACTGCTTGGTAGACGGGAAAACTTATACCAACTGCGAAATGCGGTACTCGATCATGGACAATACCTGGACGATTTACTCTTATTATGACGATTTTACCGTGTACGCAGACCACAAGACTTCTGGTGTTACCAGAGTCTACGCAGGAACTGTGGGAGGAAATGTCCACCAAATGGCCCGGAGCAATGACTCTGTTTACTCTGACGACGGGCATGAAATCAGCTGTGAGTTTATGACCATACCCCTGGATATGGAACAGCCTGCAAACCGGAAAGCGGTAGATCGGGTTATGATCTATGCTGAAAAACCACAAAACCTCCAGGGTAGAATGAGGGCAAAAGACTGCGATTGGTCTACATGGTTTCCAGTCGATAAGAGTGTCCAGGCAGTCAACGTCAATCCAAGAGACGCAAACTTTTTACAATTTCATTTTAGCGAGAGTTCCACCAACTCACCGCTGGTATTTAACGGTTTGAGCTGTTCAGGGAATATAACAAGTAAATCAACTTAAATGGCCTCTAGTTCCTCACAACTTGGCTACGACCAGTACCTCAACCGTTCGGTGAACGTATTCCCGAACGTGGTTAGCTCTGCTACGGGGACAGTTATCCCGGACGGTGGTGTGGATTACTCCCAAACGATCTCAACTTTTGTAACTAACGAGGATCTAAAATCCAGTAATTTTGTTACAGGTGTATCGGGTTGGCAGATCCAGGGTGACGGGAACGTAGAGTTTAATAATGGTGTCTTTAGAGGCGCACTGTCTGCAACAACGATTGACATTGGTGGTGCCGATACTACCAGTTTCCATGTGGACATAGACGGGAATCAGTGGTTAGGGGCTGCAACTTATGCGGCTGCACCGTTTAAAGTTTCTAATACTGGTAGTTTAACAGCCTCAAGTGTAACAATTACAGGGGGGTCAATTTCTGTCTCAACCCTTAACGGATTGATCCAACAAACAAACCTTAATGTGGCTAACAGGGGTTGGAGCCAGACCTGTATATTTTCGGTGACTGACGCGGACACTGTAGCCTGGGCAACGGGGTCTTTGACCTCAGCGGACGGGACAGTATATTCAATTGCGGGCGCAGACACTGGAAATATGACGGCAAAAACTTATATATATTTAGACACTGCTGTTTCCATTACTACCTACCAAACCACGACAACAGCGAGTACTGCGGTTGGCGACGGAAAGGTTCTGGTGGCGGTAGCGCAGAACGGTACTACAGAGGCGACTTATAAAGTACTGCAGGAACAAGGAGGGGAAAATATAGATGCTGCCAATATAGTAGCTGGATCAATCACCGCTAATGAAATAGCTGCCTCTACCATTACAGCCTCCAAAATGAACGTAACACAGTTATCCTCTGTAGCCGCTGATCTGGGAACAATCACGGCAGGTACGGTCACATTGACGGGATCTGGTTATTTACGCGGTGGACAGACGGACTTTGCGACAGGAACAGGCTTTTTTCTCGGCTATAGTGGAGACTATAAATTTTCAATTGGTAAATCCACAAATTACTTACAATGGGACGGTACATATTTAAAAATTAAAGGCAGTTTTGATGTGGGGACAGGCGGTTTGATCAACAACTCAAGTTATACGGTTGCTAATCTGCCGGTGGTTTCGGCCTCAGTAGGTTTTAATAGTCCGTCAGGTAACGAATATTAATCATGGCAAACAGACTAAAATTGATTCACAGAACGACAATGCTTACAATAGGAGCGAAGTCTTCCATATTTATCTTTAGAAAACCGTTCCGTTGGCAAAAATTCATCACACAGACGACAATACTTTGGGTTGGCAAGATTGTGTCGATGTTTGGTTGGGTGATTTTTACGGCTAAGGATCTCAAGATTTTCAGGAGAATTATCGAGTTTGTCTCCATTTTTATGGTGGACACACTCCTCTCTGGACAAAGCCCTCCCAAGAAAGCGTTCCATAACAATCCTATGTGTACACCGATCTCGACCGTTTTGATGGCTAATATGGTAACCCTTTTTGTTTATATAGCCACTTTTAGGCGGTATATATATCATGTTTTAAGCATAATTTATCCTATGGCTAATTGCAAGAATGAGTAATCGCTGGTGGTCAAAAGCGGCTAATGGGAACTGGAACGACGCAAACTCGTGGGCTACCACTGAGGGTGGTGATCCTACGGGTGTTGCCACCCCAACTTCTGTTGACGATGTGTTTTTTTCTTCAACCAATAACTACAATTGTGCCGTGGCTGCTGCTGCTGATTGTAAGTCTTTGACTTTCAATGTGGGAACGGGAAAATACACAGGAACCTTTTCTGGTAGTTCCACTTTGGTCGTAAGAGGCTCACTCACGTTGGCATCGACAATGAACAGAACTTTTTCGGGACCTTTGTTTTTAGGATATGGCGGGGCGACCACCGGATTAATAACTTGTGATACAAAAACTTTAGCGTCGCAAGTTTTTTTCGACGGATCCTCCAACACGCTACAAGACAACTTTACCACCACTTTAGCGATAACACATAGGTGGGGAGGCGTGGTTTTAAATACATATACTTTAGTCGGAGCGTCTTACCTTTGTAATACGGCTGTGACTAAAACATTAGATCTTACTAATTCGGTTTTGTCGTTGTCTGGATCTTTTACTTATTCTGGCTCTAATTTGACCCTAATAGTGCCAGGGTCTACCATCAAAATAGCTGGTACTGGAAGTTTTGCGGGGAACGGACAAACTTATTATGATCTTGAGTTAAACGGGACTGCTCATACCATTTCTGGTTCAAACACCTTTCACGAATTGAAATCTACCACTTCCTCGACCACAAAAACCGTTACTCTCACGGTGGCCACCACACAAACTCTGACCAACTGGAATATGTCTGGCGACGCGACGCATACGACCACAATAGTTTCCTCCTCTGCTGGCTCTCCGGCTTATCTAGTCGCCTCTGGGGCCGTTACGGCCGATTATCTCTCTATCAAAGATTCCCAAGCGTCTGGAACAGCAGCGTGGAAGGCAGGGATAAACTCTATAGAGGTAAGCGGAAATTCAGGCTGGTATTTCCCTCTAGCCAATCCGACCAATGCATACGCAGACGATGGGAATTATGCCACTGCTACAATAGTAACAAGTGGATTGGTTGGCATTCAGTTGTCTTGGGACGCGGGGACGTCTTGGACGTCTACACTAACTAAAACCTTTGGGGCAGGGGAAACAACGGAAACTTTTGGCGCCGGTTCCTCAGAACTCTGGGGCAGAACATGGGTAGGGAGTGATACCAGTGACGCTAATTTTAGACTTAAAATTACCTGTGGGAACAAACAGCAGATCTATAAAACCTACGGATTTGCTCTTGGTGCCGCAGACTTCATACTTGGTATAGAGGTCGCTGTGAAAGGCTACTGGACAGTCGGTAGCTCTACCACCTCAGTCAACCACATCAAAGTCAAGATCTATTACGGTAATTCTGTCTTGCCAGTCCAGGCGGGAGCACAGGTCTTTGCCTCTAATGGTAGAAAAAATGGAGAGGGTGGGGGGACAGGAACGGGTGTATTATGTTTCTATGACGGTACGGCGTGGAGGGCTTGCGACACAGGAGCAACAGTGGCAGCGTAAAAATTAAATAAGTTAATATGGCAATTACAGACTCAATCAAAAAGAACCCAGCAGGGCAGGCTTATTGGAACGGACAATGGTACGCTTCAGTAGATCTGGCCGCTAAAGCTTCTCTGGCTGCTGGTGGAAACGGCGGGGTTTCAAGTACGCTTCTTCAAACAACACCTCCGGTTGGAGTTACCGTGATTGGAGCGACTTCAACACCGACTACCGCCCCCCCCACTACAACCACTCCAACCACGCCGACTCCAACTACCACAACCCCCACAACTACCACAACAACTCCCACAACGACTACAACCGCAAGTGTCCCGGCCAATATATATATGCAGTGGACCTACGATGGAGGTGCAGGGCAGACACAATGGTGGTTTAACGGGAAGTCATACACGGGCTACAATGACGCTGTAGCAGCTGCAAAAGCGGCTGGTTTTTCTACAGTAGCAAGAGTCGGGGATAGTGCGTCAAATATTAACGGATCTGTTAAACCAGCGGGGGCAACTGTTATGCAAACACCTCAACCAGCATTAAATGCAACACAGTTAATGAAAAAGGCTCTTGAGTCAGGGAATCTGAATAACCTACAAAATAACACCTGGTGGTCAGCTCAACCAGAAACTGTAAAAACTGCGGCTTATAATACCTTGACCAGTGCAATGCAATCACCACAAGCACTCGCCAATCTATTAACTACCACAGGTGTAACAAATTATCAAAACTCAGCCTGGTGGACCTCCCTCCCTTTGACAACTAGACAACAGGCGTACTCATTAGCTACTCAATCAGGAACCAATCAATCTGGAAATACGGGGAATACTGCTGGAACGACAAATGGTAGTAATACTGGTACTACCGGTACAACGACGGGAACGCCGGCCCCCACAGCTGGAACGACAACTAATACAACATCAGACAATCCTATTAACACTGGGAATGCCCAGTTCGACACTATCGCAAACCAGCTTTACAACACCTTTTATTCTTTACTGCAACAGACCGCAGGGAATTCTATTATTCAGCCTCTTACGGACGCTGACATGGCTGCGCTAAAACAACAGGTAGAGACAAAATACGGTCCCCAGATCACTGCGTACCAGCAACAGGCCGACAAGGCATATAATCAGGGGATCAGTAATACCCAGGGACAGACTGCAATCAATAAAGAGCAGCTTGACCTTTCCAATGCCAGAGCCTCAGAGGACTACAACCGGCTATCTAACGCAAACACAACCGACAAGAATCGCCAGATCCAGGTACTAGGGAGGAACTATCAGCAGGCCACGCTTGACGCCCAGGCCAGCCTACAGGGTGCAGGCAGGACAATAAGCGGAGAGAGGGTCTATCAGGAAAACAAACTTGCTACTAATCAGGCTCAGGACGTTACGTCCGTAACTAATCTGGCGGACACAGAGGCTCAGAGACTGGCAGCAGAACAGCAACGGGTAAATGAGGACAATGCTCTTACCTCCCGGTCACTGGATCTTTCGCAGCAGAACTCAGAGTTCGGACTACAGCAGGCCAAGGATCAGTCTACCACGAATTTACAGAACTACCGGCAGCAGGCGTATGACGCCCTAGTGGCTCAGCAACAGAACCTACCTAATCAGTTTTCCTCTCTACTTTTGAATCAACCCGATTGGGCAAGCGTCTCAACACCCAGTACAGTCACAACCGCCGCACCAATTTCTACTGGAACAGTGGATTATAGTTCTGTCCCAGGATTGAGTACCACAAAAACAATCACCCCTACCTATACTTACCCTACTGTAAACTCCAATGTCACTACCAGTGCCACAGGGTTTGTAAACAATCCCGCAATTATAGCCGCAAGAAAAGCAAAAGGTTATTCAACAGCAAAAACATTCTAAATTTAAAACCATGGCGATCTCAAGTTCACTTACAGCAACCCAAAGGAAGATATTAAACTTATCCAATACTCCGACTACAGCAGCCTCAATTGCTGGTGCTAAAGATTTGGCTCTTAAAAAAGCTGTTGCCAACCCAACTTTCCCAACACCTCCGCAAATTCCTCAACTACCGGCAGCCCCTGCTATTCCGACTGCACAAACTAATTCAGCACCGGCACCGAGTATGGTAATGCAAATGGTAAAAGACGCACTGCAGAAAAAGATTGCCGCCAACAACGCTGGTCTACAACCCATGATTGCACAGTCTTTACAGGGTGCCGTAATGGGGCCAAATACAAGTCAAACCTTATATCCGGGAATCAGTCTGGGACAGGCAATCAACAGTCAGGGGAACCAGCAACAGGGTTTAGTAGACCGTGCACAGGGACTCCTTAACCTGCAGTCTGATCTGGGGACTAGGTTTGACACGGCACTCGGAAACACCAGGGATATTTTACAGGAGCAGGCAAATCAGAGACAGCAGGACATTGAGAATCAGCGTGCTAACTGGTCACTGGGACTACAGCAGGCGGAGTTTAATAGAGGAAGCATAATGGACCAGTACCAAGGCGCAAAGGACGTCTATAGTGCCAACTATCAAACAAATCAGGATGCGATTGCCAACAAACGGAATGAGGAACTGTTAAAACTACAGAAAGATGCTGCAGCCCGCCAAATTTCTCAGGACGATTACCAAAAACAACAAGACCAGCTCGATAATCAGTATAAACAACAGCAGTTGAGGGCGGACGTCTTAAAAAGTCTGGATATAGACCCTTGGACGGGAAAAATATCTGACGCCTCTTTACAGATTTTGCAGGCAGCAGGAATTGATCCGGGGACTTTCCAATCTACGGTAACCAACCCCTCATTGGGCAGTTCGACGGCTATGCGAACAGACAGAACTAACAATCCTATTGCAACCTCCGTAGCGGTAGATGCCTCAACAAATCCTCTACCCAACGATCCTTATAATAAAGAGTGGCTGGGCGCACTAGACAAAGCGGGTGTCAATTATTCAGTAGAACAGGGACACAATTTTGGAAACAGGGCCACAATTACTTTTGCAACACCGGCAGACGGTATCAGGGGGGCAATTGCACTCTTGGGTACTTCTGCTTTCTCCTGGTATAAAAAAAGTACAGGAAAAAATGCTTTGATGGACATTGCCGGGCCGATTGTTTTTCAGAATCTACCACTTGCCCGACAGGTGGCGGCAGTGATTGAGACCTATTCCCATGAGGGAGGAAAACAGAAATCTCTCTTGGCTAAGGCGGGAGAGGGTGTAATTTCGGGTGTTGACAGGACAGGACTTGCGGCACTAGCACAGACGGCTAACGCCGCTCCACCGGTTCAGGTCACTCCTAGTGCACCAGCACAGAACACAGTTTCCCCTACTGACGACGCTGTTACTATTGCTGCAATTACGCCGCTGGTTTCGATTACACAAAACTCTCCAGGAACTGCACAGAATTACGCCTCTCTTTTACAGAATCAGGCTCAGGACTATGTAAATAACAAAATGGCGGGGGGGGAAAGTGAACAACAGGCAATTAGAGAGTGGACAAATGTGTACAATCAGGCAATCAACAATATTAATCAACAACAGAATACCTCGAACCTCCAGAACACGCTTGCAGAACAAACGGCCAAAGCACAGGCGGCAGATCAGTACAACACCCAGACGGCTACCCAGACTAACCTTGGTTATTTGAACCAACTTGCAGCTGACGCAACCAAAGGCCCGGAGGAATCTAAAATGTTCATTCAGGCTTATTTACAGGCTAAGACAGGGAAAGCGGTCTCTGCAGCCGAGGCGGACGACTACCTGAGAGCACACAACCCGTTAGGTGGGACAAAACTGCCTATGCTTGGGGGTCTGCCGACAATGGGACTCTGGCCGGATCAAGTGAAATCTATGCTGGCTGAAATTAATGGGAGCACGGGGTCTGCAGCCGACTCAATCTTAGCTAAATACGGAGTAAAATAACTAAAATCTTATGTATACAGACCAGCAAATCAGGGACTATACCGCAAAACTTGCGGCTGCCAATGCAACACCAGAGGACATTGAGGCTTTTGTAAGAACGGCGAAACAGGAGCAAACCCCTCAACCCGCCCAACAATTCCCGACTAATACAGGCAATCCCGTCTTGGACACTGCGGGTGGTTTCTTTAATAACAACCTATGGGCTAAAAGTTTTGCAGACACGTCCGGGAACACTTTAAACACGATTAATCAGGGGGTCTACAGTTCTACAGCACAACCGGTACTTAACGCGGCTGCCGGGGTTCCTGTGACTGCATACAAAGACGTGCAGGGAGCTGGAAAGGCACTTGCCGATCTTCCAACAGCAGTCCAACAGAGTGGGGGGGATTGGAACAAACAGGTGCAGGTCCCGTTTAGCCAGGAAAATATTAATCAAAATGCTACAGCCCCCGTAACCCTCCCCTGGGGGATTGGCAACGTGAACTGGAATGTTGCTGGTCAAAATGGTCAAATGGATCTCCCTAGGACAGTAATTAATGAGGCCGCACACGGAGTAGACGCCGCGAGTGGAGTCGCTAATATAGTTGCACCCGGTATGACAAAACCAACATGGTTACAGAGTTTCGGGACTGGTTTTGTGAGAGGTGGTGCACAATCGGCGGCCAAGAGTCTGGAGAGAGACATACCAGATCCTTCTGTTTCACTCGGTTCCGCAGCGGGAAACGCAGCAGGGTGGGGTGCGTTAGGAGGAACAACCACAGGTATCATGGCAGGTATGCCGAATATTTTAGACAAGATCCGGAATGCCAGAGCTGGGGCGGCAGGGCTTGAGGACTACCAGCAGAAAGCACTACAAAAACCCGAAAACGCTGCTGATTATAACCAGACTCTGGAGGAGGCCAAACTCAACAAAGGTGTCACAGGTAGTAGAACTGCAGCAGACCAGGTAGGTGATCAAATTAAAACAACCTATAAAACAGCATTTAAACAAGAGCTTTCACAGGCCGGAAAAGACCTAGGGGACGCTATAAAAGCGACAACCGACAGTGGAGTGAAAATAGATACAGCACCTATAAGAACTCAGTTGGAGACGATGCTGACAGATCAATTTCAGGTGGATTTGTCACAAGACACACCAGACTTTTCAGGATCGGGATTCCAATCTGACACAGTGGGGCAGAAACATATTACAAGTCTGCTACAATGGCTTAAGGATAACCCCTCGGTTGATCCAACCACTCTGCATAACAAAATATTCGACATAGACAATAATGTTTTAAAACTTTCGAGGCTGTTAAATGGCCAACCAATAGGGGCTGTAAAGGTGCCTCTACTGTCAACTGTTGAAGACATGAGCAACACTCTCAAGAATAATCTGCCACAAGAAGCAAGGACTTTGTTTGATAATTACTCCGATCTCGCAGGCATAGATAAATTCTTAGGACCGAGACTTAATGCAGACAAACCTGGTTCGCAGATCCTACAGGCGCTTTATAATGAAAACACGCCAGAAAAACTGGTGCCGGCACTAAATAAACTCAGCGAATTAAGCGGAAAAGACTTTATTAATCAAGCGGACATAGCAAAAGCCGTGGAAAACATAGCAGACACCACAAAGAAACTCCCCATTCCTCGGTCATTCTCACTCAGGAGTCTTGCTACAAGGGCGGCTAGAGGATCAATTGCCAATCCTGAATCTGCGGCCCGTGGTCTTATAATGGAGGGCCAAGGAACGGGTTTTATGGGTTTACCGTCTGGTGGTCTTTCCCAAGGGAATGTCTTACCGACAATCCTGCAACAGTCCTATTTCAGGTCCGGCTATCTGCAGTCACACCCAAATGCCACTGATCCCGAGATAGAACAGGCTTATAATCAATACGTCAACCAACAATAATATGGACTTTACTATGCAGGCATGGCAGGCGGGACTCCAAGCTGGACAAAAAGCTAAAACACTATTGGATCATTACAATAATGTGCCACAGGTCACACCGGCACCGAACTTTGGTGCTACCTTTTTGAATAACTTAGGACAGGGCGCAGAGAAAATGTTTATGCCTACCCTGTCGGCTCCGACCCAAATGATTGGTGGGGCAGGGGACAGTTTAATCAATTCTGCCAAGAAAATGTATCAAGGGGCAAAAGACGTTGCTACCATGAACCAGCCACCGACAATAGGAGGCCGTTTAGGGCAAGGGATCGGTGGAATAGGTAAAATGGCCAGTGAGGCAATGTACGCCCCCGCAGGGGCTGTTATAAGTGGTTTAACGAGTTCCGATCTAACCAAACCGGTTGGCCAGGCTCTGGGTGCGATACCAGTATATCTAGAAGATCAGGCACGGAAACTGTACGGTACCCCGACCCAACAAGGGGCATTTGGTCAGGCAGCACAGGCGTTAAACGTACCGGGAGCACAGAATATGAGCGACTTTATGGCTTATGGAGGTAAGGACGTAGCAACCCAGGCTGCTAATGTGCTATATGCTAAGGTGCTGGGAGACGTGGCCAAATATGGTTTAAAAGGTGCCAGGGCTATGTACCAAGACTGGAAAGCAGCACAGACAATAGGAACGCCAGAAAAGGCATTTGTGCCTACACCAGAGTCTGTCACCGGTAACAACAATATTGCACTAGAAAATCAGTTGCAGGATCTGAGGTCACAGTTTGAAAAGACTCCTACCCCTGAACTGTCTAATCAGATCACCAGTTTGGAAAACAGAATACAATCATTACAGGAGCCTCAGATAATCAATGAGAAATTACAGCAGCCACTGACAGAGGAGGAACTTATCGGGATTTGGAAACAAGCACAGAGATTACTTTCTAAAAAGAAATAAACTATGTCAATGAAAAATAAGTTAGCAATGAAGGCACAACTTGCTAAAAAAGCACTTGTCTCAGGAGTGCCACAGAACAGCAATCTGGTAGCATGGGAACGGGGCAAATGTTCTAGTATGATTTCGCCGTCTACAATCCAGGAAAGAGACTCAGTAGAGAACCCTAATAGGACTACACCGTACACAAATCAGGAAAATCAGGATTTCGCTCAGGGAAAAGACTGGAACACAAATAAAACATGTATGGAGCTGGGTAATACTTTCGGCCGTGGGATAGGGATGGCTCCTGGATACTTTCAATATCTAAAAGACCTGGATGAGGGCAAGGTAAAAGACCCATGGGCGGAAATGTTATGGGCAAACATACAAAAGTACGGGACGCCGTATCCCAAGAAGATTAAGAACCCTAACGCATAATATATGATATTATTAAACCAAACAGACCCCCGTTTTGCAAACGTAAAGATGCTCCCGTCGAATATAACTATCGGTAGAGCAGGGTGTTTACTGTGCTCACTCTGTATGCTTTCGGACTACTTTGGAGAGTTTGTATTACCACAACAGGCGATAGGTCAGCAGGTTTTTTTCAACAAATCGGGGTATGTGATCTGGGAGAAACTCAGTTTTAAAAAGTTCAAACTGGAAAAGAGAATACGCAATTACGACAAATTTGAAATATTGCAATCGCTGAAAGACCCCAAGCGGGCGGTGTGTTTAAACGTCCTAGGAGGGTCTCACTGGGTCGTTGCAGTCAAAGCCTTACCAGGAGACTATTATCTCTGTTATGACTCTTGGGGGGCCAAAAGAAAACTCTACAAAGGCTCCCAAATATCAGGTAGTGCTAACATGATCAAAATCTAACCAAAAAACTTATGGAAACTTTTTCAGTTGCCGGTCTGGTATTCTCTCTTACGGGCGCAATCAAGCTGGCCGGTATGCCCACCCGGTTCTTGCCTCTCGTGGCTATCCTTTTTGGAGGGCTGATCAATCCCCTCTATAATGGGATGACCGTGGTGAATATCCTAATCGGTCTGGCAATAGGGGCCGGTACTACCGTAGCGGTGGCCGAAGTACATGACGTTGCCGAAAAAATCGGTGGATAACACAGAGTTCTCACAAAGACTGCTTGCAGACGAGCTGGAGTGGTTGAGAAACCATTGATTTACTTGAGAAACTGTTATAAGCTTTGGTAGTGTCAGACTGCGCTTAAAGAGAAGTGTTCAACAATTAGGGCTGGTGCGCAAACTGAACACTTCCGCCAGCTCTAATTTTGTTTCTATGTACACAACGATCATTCACCCGCTACGCCGCGCATATAGTTTAAGTCCAAACGAATATTTTGTTTTGGATGCTATTTATCACTTAGCCCACGTTGAGAGACAGGGGTTTTGGTGCATGGCCTCACAATATACACTCGCAGACGCTCTACAAATGGACAGAACATGGATAAACCAATGTATGGAAAAGCTGGAGGAAAAAGGATTGATCAAGCGAAGGAGAAAGAACGCTAGAGACACCGCTGTCAGAACAACAGATGAGTGGAACCAGTGGTATGACCCAACCAACGAAAGATATTTAATGTATCTGAAGTCAGAAAGCGTGACTCTAACCACAGGGAACCTCTCTTTATTCGAACGAGCTAAGACGTTGTTGACAAACTCTACTACCTCAAAAAAAAGGTCGTTGAGTTTCCCTACTAAAGTAGTAGACAAAACCAACTACAGTAGTAGACAAAGTCAACATAATACTAAATCTATACTCAATTTAACTAATAAGGGAAAAATTAAAAAATTAATTTTCGGGGAGGATGGGTTGCCTTATGTAAATCCGGAATGGGAGGTTTTAAATCAGCGGCCTGCTATGGATTAGTTTTCAGGTACGCCTGGACGGAAAAACCTGGCCAGTGGGGCGAGTGATTTCGCTTTCAACTTATGACAGGATTGGCCCACAAAAATGGGGCCGTTTTCTACAATTACGAACCCACCCTCGAGGGGACAACGATATTTAATGACGGACAGCCCGTTAGGTGAAAAGTTTTCACCATTCGACAGCTTTTTTGGCGGCCAGGCAAACAGTAAAAGAAAAAATCCGTTGAACTTTCGTCCGAACGGATCTAATCTGTTGTAGATGAACACAACAAAAATCTTACAACCAGAGTTTAACGACCTCCGCTTGAAAAAACAAGTGGGGCTGTTTTTAAGTCTATTGTCCTCAAGCTTTGAGGGCAACGACCTGTAAACAGGGCGCACACCCCGCTGAGCCTCATAGGCGGGGAACTCCAGCAACGAACGTGGGCAGGGGACTGCCAGGAGATGAGGGAAGTATCAAGCGGGGAACTCAGCGAGTGCATAACCGGCTAGAATACGACCAGACCACTACGATTAAAAAATTACCGTGGGCTGCGGCGAGGAGAGCTAGAAGTATAAGCAAAGAATCTAGCGTTGCATAATTTAACCCTTAAAAGTCAACATGACTGAAATCAAGATCGATCCTGAATTTAAGAATTTAATTCCTCCCTTAACTGACGAGGAACATACGCAGTTAGAGGAAAGTCTGGTCAGAGAGGGTTGTAGAGACAGCCTAGTTGTTTGGCAGGGAACGTTGATTGACGGCCATAACAGGTATGAGATTTGCCAGAAACATGATTTGCTTTTTAAGACTATTGAAAAGGAGTTTGCAGATAGAGACGCGGCAAAGATTTGGATCGTTACTAACCAGCTTGGTCGTAGAAACTTAACAACAGAGTCTCGCAATTACTTAATTGGCAAACTTTATTCTGAAATGAAAAAACAGCATGGGGGCGAAAGAAAAGCAAGTGGCCAAAATGTCCATTTGACGACACATGAAATTATAGCAGAACAATTCAAAGTGTCTCCTAAAACTGTCCAGAGGGCTGAGATTTATGCTAAGGACCTAGATACGCTTTCTCCAGAGACAAGAAAAGGTGTGTTAAACAGGGAAAT